CGGCACTTCAAGGATCTGACGGATGAGCAAAAGCGGTTCCTGGACAAGATCGGGCCGGAGCGCCTGCCGCAACGGCTGTCCGACCGCTGGCGCCAGCTAACCTATAACCTTGGTCTGAGGATCCGCCAGGCCGGCGTAGACCGCTACGCGGCGCTGCTGCGCAACGACGAGGCTCTGTACGGCGCCGACACGCTGGAAGGCTCGATTGCTTCGAGCGCCTGGGTGCTGGCCCGCATGAGCAATTCCGCCGGAGGCGCATTGAGCGCCATGCTCAACCATGGCCGGATCTACCTGGATCCGAAGGAAAAGGTCATCGATATACGCGAGGGCACGAAGGGCCTGCGCGATGTGTTCCAGCAGCTCGGGACGCCGCAGGAGATCGACCGCTTCATGGCGTGGATCGCGGCGAACCGGGCCCGCAAGCTGATGGCCGAGGGACGGGAAAACCTGTTCACCAAGGACGAGATCGAGGCTGGTATCAACCTGTCGGCTGGCCGAATGGCGGACGGGCGCAACCGTGGCATGACTTACGCAAAGGCGTGGAAGGAATTCCAGCAGTACCGTGACGACGTGCTGCGCATCGCCGAGCAGTCCGGCACGATCTCGAAGGAACAGCGCGAGCTGTGGAGCGAGGAGTTCTATGTGCCGTTCTACCGGGTGCTGGATGACGACACCATTGGCGGCCCGTCCATGAGCTCCGGCCTGTCCCGTCAGCAGGCTTACAAGCGCCTGAAGGGCGGCAAGCAGAACCTGAACGATCTGCTGGAGAACACGCTTCTCAACTTCCACCATTTGATCCAGTCGGCATTGAAGAATCAGGCGGCACGGCAGGCAATCGAGAACGCCGTGGCACTTGGCATTGCCGAGCCGACGACCGAAAGCGACCGCAACAAGAAGGCATCGACCTTCGTGATGGAGGACGGTCAAAAGATCTGGTACGACGTCAACGATCCGCTGACCTTCAAGGCGCTTTCGGCGATAAGCTCGACGGGCCTGAACAATCCGATTATGAAGGTCGGCCGGGCGTTCAAGCGGATGTTCACCAACCTGACGACGGTGACGCCGCAATTCGTGATCGCTAACTTGCTGCGCGATAGCCTGTCGGCCATGGCCACGTCGCCGACGAGCCCGGTGCCGTTTGCGAACGCCGTCAATGGTGCGCTTGTCTACGGCAATGAGCAGAACCGAGCCCGGATGATTGCCAGCGGCGCGTCCTTCAGCTTCGGCCACGTCTATGGACAGTCTGCGGACGAGATCAAGGCCGGGCTGAAAGGGACGCTGCGCAAGGGACGTGTGATCAATGACCCGGAGCTCATTCCCGGATTGCTGATGAATGCCTGGCGCAAGTGGAATAACGCTACGGACTTTGCCGAGAACGTGAACCGCGCTGGGATCTGGGAGCGCAACCTGGAGAAGGGAAAGCTGAAGGCGTCCTTCGAGGCGCGCGACCTGATGGACTTCAGCGCCCATGGTGACTCGATCATCATCCGGATCATGACAGACTTGGTGCCATTCCTGAATGCTCGGATTCAGGGCCTGGACAAACTCTATCGCTCCGGCATCAAGACCGGATTCAGGGTGCTGACCGGCAAGGGTACGGCGGCAGACCGCAAAGCCTTCGGCCGGTTCATGGCTGTGGTCGGCGCGCTCTCGTTGCTGTCCATGATGTTGTATATGCGCAACAAGGACGACGAGGAGTATCGCAAGCTGGAAGATTGGCAGCGGGATACCTACTGGTTCATACGCTTCGGCGACGCCGCTTTCTTCATTCCCAAGCCGTTCGAGGTGGGCGCCATTGCGACCTTGGCCGAGCGTGCGCTGGAGCAGTTTTCGGATCCGACCGTCGCGGGCGAGAAGTTTGTCGAGCGCCTGTGGCACGTGCTGACCGACACCTTCGCGCTCGACCTGCCGCAGATCATCAAGCCGGTCTACGAGCTGTCGGCAAATCGCAACACCTTCACGGGCCGCCCCATCGAGGACGTCGGCATGCAGCGCCTGAGCCCGAGCCTGCGAGTCAAGCCGGGCACGAGCAGCCTTGCCGAAGGCACTAGCCGGGCGATGGAAGCCGTCATCGGAGATGCTGCGCTGTCGCCGCTTCAGATCGATCACCTGATCGGCGCGTACCTTGGGCAGGTCGGCGCCGGCACGGTCGCGCTTGCTGATACCTTCTGGCGCCGGGCCCACGGCGAGCAATTGCCCGCCCGCCGCTGGCATGAGTACCAGCCGATCAAGCGGTTCTATCGCGACCTGGGAGCTCCGGCGCCGTACACCAGGTACAGCACGGACTTCTACAATGCGCTGAAGGAATCCGACAAAGCCTATGCAAATGTGCAGAAGCTGATCGAGCTCCAGGAGTTCGACCGGGCCGACGCCCTGACGAAGAAAGAAGAGGACAAGCTGGCAATGCGGAAGATGCTGAACCGGGCTCAGCGTATGCTTGCGGAGATCAACGCCGAGATGCGGAAAGTCCAGATGGACAAGACGATGAGCGGCGAAGAGAAGCGTATCCAGCTGGATAGGCTGCGCGAGGAGCGCAACCTACTGACCGAGCAGATCGGCAAGGATCTGGAGCAGGAGCGCGTCAGGAAGCGCGAGCAAGCAGGATCCCGATAAGCAGGGCAACCGGCACGAGGACGGCCGGCTGGGCGAGCAGTACGAGCACACCCAGCCCGGCCGGCGCCATGCAGACGATCAGGGCGAACCCTAGCGGCGTCTGCCAGCGCGGTGGCGCGACGGCATACACAAAAAAGCTCGCAATCAGGAGCAGGATCCCCAGCGCCATGTAGTCGCTCATGGAAGCCTCATTCATGGAACATGACGCTCCGATTTTACGGTGTTACCGGCGGCCCTTATCTTCGGCCTCGATCCTGCGCATGGCTTCCTGGAGCCGACGCAGGCGCGCGACTTCTTGCTCGGCGGCCGCTGCAACCGCGTCGCGGATGAACGATGACTTAGACGAGATGGCCCGGTTCTGAACCAGGAAATCGAGCTGCATCATCAGCGGCTCGGGGAAGGGGACATTGATCCCGATTTTCTTTTCGGGATTGCCCTTAGTCCACGGAGCTTCCTGCTGCATCGTTACGGACTTTCTCGGAGTTGATGATGATTGCCGCGTGCGCGGCTTGGCCTGTGCCATTGGCATTCCTCCGGTCGCACCATGCCGCACCAAACGGTTTGGGCCGGTCGAATGTGGCACAGCCTTATACAAATCGCCACAGTCGTAATGAAATTAATGGTTTCAATATCAAACCGTTGGCGGTAGAATCCGAACGGCTAAACTCTAGCAGGCACGAAGGATGAACGAAGAGATCAGGCAGGCAGCGGAGGCGGTCAAAGACCCAACTTCCTACGGCCTATTCACGTATGCCTGGGTCGTGTTGCTGTCCGCGTGGGGCGGAACAGTGCGGTTCATCCGCAAAGTGAAGGCTGGTGAGATGAGCATACGGCAAGCTGCTATGACTCTCATGGGCGAGCTGGTCACATCGGTCTTCGCCGGTGTGATTACGTTCTACGCCTGCGAGGCCAACGCCGTCGCTCCGTTGTGGACCGCTGTTCTGGTCAGCGTCGCGGGGCACATGGGCGGCAAGGCTCTCGAACCCTTCGAGTCCATTTTCAAGCGCTGGTTCGGCGGGAAGGCAGAGTAATGGCGTCATCATCACCGTTTGACAAAAGTTTCGCCCATGTCGTCGGCGTTGAGGGTGGATACTCCGATCATCCGGACGACCGGGGCGGCAAGACCAAGTACGGCATCACCGAGGCGGTCGCCCGCGAAGAGGGCTGGACCGGATCGATGCGAGACCTGCCGCTTGAATTCGCCAAGTCCGTCTATCGCAAGCGGTACTGGAACGTCCTGCGCCTGGATGAAGTCGCGGCGATGTCCGAATCTGTCGCGCACGAGCTTTTCGACACCGGCGTGAACATGGGCACCGGGACGGCCGGAAAGTTCTTGCAGCGCTCGCTGAACGCGCTGAATCGGCAGGGCACGGACTACGCGGACATTTCTGTTGATGGGGCAGTCGGCCCCAAGACCGTCGCCGCGCTGCGGGCCTTCTTCGCCAAGCGAGGCAAAGCCGGCGAGTCGGTTTTGCTCAAGGCGCTCAACTGCCTACAGGGCGCCCGCTACATCGAGCTGGCCGAGCAACGGCAGGCGAACGAGAGTTTCGTGTTCGGCTGGCTCTCCAACCGAGTGGGGTTTTAATGGATCCTTTGACCATTGGCCTTGGCCTGGCGCAACTTGTGCCCGGCATGATTCGTTTGTTCGGTGGCGGCGACAAGGCCGAGAAGGTGGCCGAGAAGGTTGTGGATATCGCCAAGACCGTCACCGGCCAGGACACCGGCGAGGCTGCGCTGGAAGCGCTCAAGGCGGATCCGAACAAGATCTTGGAGTTTCAGCGAGCCATCGAGGCGCAGCGCGTGGATCTTGAGAAAGCGTACCTTGCCGACGTTGCCAGCGCCCGAGAAATGCAGATCGCCGCGCTCGGGCAAGAGGATCAATTTTCCAAGCGATTCGTCTACTATTTTTCGATGGCCTGGTCGCTTTTCGCCATGGCCTACTTCCTGGCCGTGACCTTCATTGAGGTGCCGCCGGCCGGGGTCCGGATCGCTGACACCATCCTGGGAGTGCTGATCGGCACGGTGCTGGTTGGCATCTTCCATTACTTCTTCGGGTCAACCAGCGGCGGTAAGTTGAAGTCCGAGCTGCTGGCTGCCCGTTCCAAGCAGTAGCTGCCATTCTCCTCCCCCGCTCTCTTGGCAGAGGGCCCTTCCCCGGCTTCGGCCGGGGTTTTTTTATGCCAGAACGGAAAGAGAACAAAACTTTGTGGGAGCTTTGTGGATCTTTGCGACCGATTGCGCATTTCCGCGCGTTTCGGCGGTGATTCCTCCCGAAAACAGGAACAGCCCCCGAAGGGGCTGCTCCGTCTTTCCAGTCGGCTTTTGTAACGCTGGCACATCGGGAATTTCCCTGTGCCATCAAGGAGTTGGTCGGGGTAGCAGGATTTGAACCTGCGGTCTCCTGGCCCCCAGCCAGGCGCGATAACCAGGCTTCGCTATACCCCGTCAGACCCTTGCGCACTTGTCCCCCAGGGTAGGGGGCCAATTCCATAACCCCTTGCTACGCCGTGGCTTTTCTCGCTGGCTCGCCCTGGCTTTGTGAATTTCTTTGTGGCTGGATGCGGTCATTGCGAGCTGGGCCGTCCAGCAAGTCGCGCAGATCATCGAGCATGACATGGGCGTAGAACTTCGCCGTTGTGGCGATGTTGGCGTGCCCGAGCATGCGCTGGACGGCCTTCAGGTTGCCCGTCTTGCGAAGCAGGAACACGGCATGGTTGTGTCGGTTGTCATGAAACCGCATGTCATCGGCGCCGGCCTTTCCCCGGTTCCGGCGCCAGGCCGATTTCATCCCTTCGTAGGTGAGGGGGTATCGTTCCCCACGAATCAGCCCGTACTTCTTCTGTGTCCGCCGGCAGACGTAGGTGAACACATGGACCGGGTGCTTGCCGCGCTGCGGCGCGATGATGGCGATCATGTCATTGCTCAGCGGGATGGTGTGCTTGCGCTTTCCCTTCTGCGTGACCGTGATCGTCCTGGCATGCCAGTCGATCTGGTCCCAGGTGATGAAGCATTCCCGCAAGCGCAGGCCGGACGCCAGGGCGAACCGCCACAAGTCCCGGTATCCCTCGGCCAGCAGCTCGGACAGCTTGATCTCCTCGTCCACCTTGAGCTCCCGGACGATCTCGCCGCGCTCCTTCAGGCGGTGGCTTTTCCAGTCCGGTTCGTCTGGGAACTGGGCTTTCCACTTGGTGCGGGCCCGCCGGAAGATCTTGCGCAGCAGGTCCACGGTGGTGCGGTTGACTGTTGCCGGCGCGATGAACGGGGCAGGCTCGCCGTTTTTCATGGTCTCCTGGTCCTTGAACCTGTGGCCACGGCGCCAGGATACGAGCTGGGTGATGTCGTTGTCGGTGATCGAGTCCAGCCGCCTGTCGCCTCCGAAGTATCCAATCAGGCGCTCCAGATCGGTCCATGTTGTGTTGGCGCCGGCATGGAACTGTCCGACCTCGGTCCAGTACCGGCCGGCCGCCACGTCCATGGTCAGCGGCGCGGAGCCGTCCACCTGGGCGGCCTGGGACTTCTCCGCGTCGATCAGCTTCTGCGCCTCGATGCGAGCCTTGCGCTCTACTTCCTTGGCTGCTCGCTTTTCCGTCTTTCCCGTATTGCCGTGAAAGCGACGACCTTCGATCCAGAAACTGTAGGTGTAGGTCTTGGATCCGNCNGTTTTATAGACAGACATGGGCCCTCTCTGCGACTTCGTTGNTCTATGAATTCTGNGAGATCGCCAGGCGTGAACATGATCCTGCGGCGCTTGACGCCTCGGCCGATGGACACGTAGCGAATCTCGCCCGCTTCTACGTGGGCGCGCAAGAGTGTGCGGCCGATACCAAGGCGCTCGGCCGCCTCATCGAGTGAGAAAAGGCGGGGTGACTGTTCCATGGTGTGCCCTGATTCTTGTCATGGTTAGATAAGCACACCATGGCGTGGCAACTCAACCAGGTGCCCGCTGGATTTCCCGAGCTATTTTCGCTCGGGTAGCCATCTCTTCGGCTGCCATGTCAGCAGCCAGTCCCTCCAGAATCGGCGCCGGGACTGCGGCCAGGTAGTCGGCGATGGCCTCGACCCATTCCTGCAATGCTCGGAGCTCGTCGCCGGTGGCGACATAGGATCCCCGCTCAACATACCGCTCCATGATCCCGGTCAGGGCGGCGGCGCATTCCTCCGCCGGCTGGCGCAACGCCTCGTCGTTGAATTGGGCGACGAAGCGCAGCGCCATAGCAATGAAGTCGTGCTGATTGCACATCAGGCCGTAGGTCATGGTGCCGTTCTTCAGGGCGGCGATTCCTTCCAGCAGTGCAATCTTTTGGGTCAGGATCCGGTCATGCGTGATCTTGGGCATGTATTCGCTGCCCAGGATCATCGTGTGGACGCGGGGCAGGGGCCGCGCCCGCACCTTCTTGGCACGGGCGGCAGCGCGGCGGGCCGCTCGGTTCATGCCGCATCCCCGCGCTGATCGTCCTCGTCCCAGGGCGGCGAGTCTTCAGCCGGCGCCTGTTCGGCCGGCAAGCCTTCGGCGGCCTGCTGCGCTACAGGCTGCTCGGACTTCGCGCGCTTGACGATGCTCGCCAGGCGCGACGGGCGACGCAGATCCTGGGTAGCCCGCTCGTCAGTCAGGGCCGGAGCTGCCTGCTGCTGCATGAGTGCCGTTGCATCGGCGCCGCGCTGGTTGAAGCTATCGAAGCCCATGGCCTCGTTGTCGTGGTCGATAACTCGGTCCAGGCGGTCCGAGGACGACGGTAGCAGCTTAGCGCCGCGCTTGAGCACGGACTTGATGGCGAACTGGTCATACCAGTTTCGCCAGCCGGGGCCGTCGGGCGCCTTGGACGCAGCACGCACCTTCTCGATGTCGCGCTTGCTCATCACTTCGCGATGGATCTCGCCGTTGCGCAGCTTGACGATCATGTACGCCGCCACGACTGGGCCCGGATCGTCCTCGCCAAGGTAGGGCTCGTGCTCGATGCGCGGATCGTCGCCACGGGTGAACCGGAAGTGATCCTTGGCGTAGACGGCGGCCGCGTCGATGTGGGCGATCTCGCCGGAGTTGCGCATGCACTTCAACAGACCACGGACCATCGGCAGGAACTGGACCATCTGGACCCAGGCGTCGCGGCCGGTTTCCCGATCCTTCACCTTGGTGTTGTAAATATTCAACACCGCTTCCCGCCCGTCAGGCAGCAGCCCATCCTGGGCGGCACGCATGCAGGCTGCCAGAAGGCTGCGGCGGTCGGCGTTCAGCAGCTCCGGATTCATCTGCACCGCCGTGATCGTGGTGCGGATGAATCGGTCAGGGTCAATGTCCTTGGGCAGGGCCTTGGCGATCTCGGCCCGCATGCCGCCTTCCATCAGACTGCGGAATTCGGCAATGGGGTTCGCCTTCTTGGTCTGTTCGACAGGCAGTTGCTCTTGAGTGTCAGACATTTCTCTCTCCCGTAGATGGTGCGGCACCGCATGGCACCGCACCGTATTGTGTTACGCGGCGGCCTTTTCGCTGATCCGGAAGTCCCGATACGCGGGGATGGTCGCCTCGATGTGCTTGGGCGCCAGCGGCGTGATGCTGATCCGGACGAGCTCGCCAGCGGCGCGGTCGTATGCCTTGAAGGTCTGCTTGCGCGTACCGGCGGAAATCGTGAAGGATCCGGCGCGCGCCGTCTTGGCCGCCTCGATGATCATCATCAACTCCGCCTTGGCTGCCCGCTTGCGCTCGGCCGCTGCCTTCTCTGCGGCGCCTGCGTCCTTGTACTCTCGGCACAGCTCCAGCACGCGGGGATTATCCGACAGGTCGATCTCGCTACCGTCATTCTCGACATGCAGCTTGGCGATGGTGTCGGCGTCCCGAGCGTAGTCCGGTTCCGGTTGGATGCCAGCATCAACCCGCGCCCAGAAGTGCGCCACCTTCTCGCGCAGCAGCTCGCCCAGCTCGGTATCGCGCTCGCGGATGATGACCTTCGGGGTGTTGCCGCCGACCAGGGGGGAGATCATCGCCCAACCCAGGTCAGCAACTTCCAGCTGGTGCTGCACCTGAATCTCGATGTGAGGCGGGGCCTCGATCTCGTCGCCGTCGTCAATCCAGTTACGGCGGAAGGCGGCGCCGTCCACGTTCTTCACTTCCATGATGCCGGGCCCGAGTCGCCGGAACATGTCGCGGGCGCGCTCGTCCCCAGTGAATCCCTCCACCAGGCCGACGATCTTGTAGTCGAAAGACGACCCCATGCGAAGCTCGGGGATCCGCATATACACCTTCATGGGCTCCACGATCAGACCGTAGTCCTCGGCCACGCCGGCGGCGATAGCGGCCTCCAAGCGGGTGCCCCAGCGCATGCGCTGGTTTTCCTCGAAGTCCTTTTCGAGCGTGCCGGCCTTGATGTGATGCAACTCGAACTCGGTCACGTAGGGCGAAGCGCCGAACAGCGCAGCCGCTTCGGTGGACGTTAGATCCTGCCGGCGCAGGGCCAGCCATTGGTCTTCGGTGTCGAAGGTCAGGGTTTCACGGGTGATTTGCATCGCTTGCTCCAGTGGTGTGGTGCGGTATGGTGCGACACAGTGCGGTCGCTAGATCACCATAATGCGCAGCCAATTACATTATATGCGTCGTGGTGCGATTTGGCAACCGTCAAAAACGACCGACCAGTAGGGGTGATGCCCATTCCAGAACCGCGTCCTGCCGGGCATGGGGACCGGACAAGTTGTAGGTTCCATCACGGTATCCGCGCTTGGCTGTGGCGATGACCACGGGGCCACCTTTGATCTGGGCGATGCAGAAGCGGCCGGTGATAGCGCCGGCGTCGATGCCGGACTGGCTGCGGAAAAACAGCACCCAGCCATCCATCCAGGACAGCGGCGTATCTGCTGTGCGGCACTGGATGGCGACGGTATCATCCGGCAGATCGTCCGGCGCGTCCGTGCGCTCGATGACGCCAGGCTGATTCATGGACACGAGTCCGTCAGCTCCAACAAAACCAATCACGCTGACGCGGCGCCCGGAGGTAGGTCGCACTTCCACGCCGGCGTTTGCGGCGATCTGGTGGAAGGGAACGCCGAAGATCTGGCTGAGCTTGGCCGCCTCGTCCAGCTGGAGCTTGCGCTGGCCGCTGAATGTCAGGCTAAGCTGTGAGTGCAGCATTCCCATTTTCTGCGCCAGGCCGCGCATGGACATGCGCCGATCCGCCATCAGCTTCATAAAATATTGCTTGTTCAGGGATTGCATACGTATCGGCTCCGGAAAGCGGTGCATATCCTGCAACATTTGATCCATTTTGCAACCCTTCTCCCTTGACATAGTGGTGCGATAACAGCACCATATACAGGAATCAACAATCCGCATATAGGGGCAGTATGGACATACGTACTGAGAGCGACATCACACCAGATGTCGCGAAGCAAATTCGGTCCCAGTCAGGACTGACCCAGAAGCAATTTTGGGAGTCCGTAGGCAGCAACCAAGGGTCGGGGCATTGGTTCGAGGCCGGGAAGCGCAAGGGTATCCCGAAACCGATTCGGATTCTGATCTTCCTGAAGTACGTGGCCAATGTTGACATCGATGTGACAACGCCGGAATCGGCGCAGGTTGCTGTTAAAATCGGCCGAGAGGTAGCGGCAAGGATTGAAGCCCAGCGCGCGGAAGACGAGGCCAAGCAGGCCCAGCAACGAGCGCGGGAGCTGGCGGAGAAAGTTCGCCAGGTAGCTTAAGGAGGCACTGGGCATTGGCGAGCCTAGCGCACTTGAAATGCGTCATACCTTAACGGGTATTGGGGGTTCAACTCCCCCTGCCTCCGCCAGTTTTTTGAGCCGCCCGCGCAGCGGGATCTTTTAAGGAGAGTGTTATGGAAATCGTCTATGTCCTCGCGGCGTTCGCGTTTGGTGTGGCCGCGACCCTGATCGTCCAGAAGATGCTGGGCAAGTGATTCATGCGCTACCCCGGCGGCGCAGAAGGTCGGGGACCATCATATGCCCTGCGCCTCTGCCTCGGTACGCGCAGGGTCTCGCCGAGCGATGCTCTGACACCCCGGAAAGACGGGGCCATCACCGAGTCTAGCGGCCCGCAAGGTGTCCGCCGTGAGTCTGTCGGGATCAAACCCGGCAGCCGTCCGCCCTGGCGACGATAAAGGCCAGGAAGGATGCATGGGAAGGCGCGGCATTGTGGCTTGCCACCAGCCCAGTCGGGATGTTGATGCCCGACGAAACAGCGCTGACACCCTGGAAAGACGGGGCTATCGACCTACGCCGATGGGCACTCGGCCGCTGGCCCTGCGATACGGGCATTCCACCGTACCGCACAATCCCGTGCGGTGCCGTCCAATCCTCGATGTGGAGGCTATATGATTTTGACTGGTCTGGCCCGCCTGGGCCGCGATGCGGAAGTCCGCTACACCCCTGACGGAACGCCCGTCGCCAATCTTTCCCTGGCATTCAACTACGGCCGCAAAGGTGACGACGGCCACCGTCCGACGCAGTGGCTTGACGCCCAGCTGTGGGGGCAGCGTGCCGAAAGCCTGTCCGAGTACCTGACCAAAGGCACTGCCGTATCGGTCGTGCTCGAAGATCCCCACGTCGAAACCTACGACAAGCGCGACGGTGGCCAAGGCTACGCGCTTCGGGCTCGGGTTGTGTCGCTGGAGTTTGCCGGCGGCGGCGAGTCCCGCCAGCAACAAAGCCAGCCGCAGCGCCAAGCTCGGAACGAGTACGCCGAGATGAAGGGCCGGCCGCAGCAGGCGCAGCACCGTCCAGCGCCAACGATGGATGATCTGGATACGGACCAAGACTGCCCATTTTGAGCGCCCATGACCGAGCAAGGCGAAATCCAGATCTTTAAGGCGTTGGACTTCATCAGGGACAACGCGGCCGCCTACGCAAAAGCCAAGGCCGAACGGGTGTACCTGGAGGAATGGCGCAAGTCGAAGAAGGCGCTGTGCATGCAGGTCGCTCTTGCCAGGGGCGTCGAGGCCGCCAATGCGCAGGAGCGCGAGGCGTATGCCGATCCGGAATATCAGGATGTTCTCAAAGCATTGAAGGCCGCCGTTGAAGAAGAAGAGCGGTTGCGCTGGCTGATGATTGGAGCTCAAGCGAAGGTATCCGTTTGGCAGACCATTGAAGCGACTCGGCGCATCGAAATGAAGGCAATCCCATGAGCATCAAACATGGCATGCGTGGTAGCCCTGAGTACAAGGCGTGGTCGGAAGCCAAGCAGCGCTGTCACAATCCCAACAACAGTAAATACAAGTGGTACGGGGCGCGAGGGATCGCTGTCTACGACGGGTGGCGTAACGACTTTGCGGCTTTTTACGATCACATCGGACCAAAGCCATCTCCTGATTACGAGCTCGACCGGATAGATAACGACCGCGGCTACGAGCCGGGTAACGTTCGATGGGTTCCAAAATCGGTCAACGTGAGAAACCGGCGGAATACTGTTCGCGTCTTTTATAAGGGGAGGGCGGTTTTGTTAGAAGAGTATGCGGATGCCGAAGGCATATCCTACGCAACTGCGTGGGCGCGCATGAAGAAGCATCCGCACATGATCGAAGGTGAGCCACGTCGCAGGGCGAGGGGATGTGCGAATCCCAATGCAAAGCTAACCGACGAGCAGGTTGCTGAAATAAGAAACTCTACAGAGCGGACAAAAATCCTGTGCGAGCGATACGGCGTTAGCAGATCGCTGGTGCAGGGAATACGCCGTGGGAAAATGAGGTCAGCGGCATGAGCTCCGCCGCCGAGAAACGCTACATGGGCGCCGTGGCCAGCCTTGGCTGTATCCTTTGCCGCCATCTTGACCTGGGCGAAACCCCGGCAGAGGTCCACCATCTGCGCGAAGGGCAGGGCGGCGCACAGCGAGCCAGCAACTTTCTGACCATACCGCTATGCCCTGGGCATCACCGAGGCGCGTCCGGCCTGCACGGCTTGGGTACGCGGGGTTTCTATACCCGCTACCGCCTGACCGAGCTGGATCTTCTGGCGATGACGGTAGAGGCAATTTTCATCAAGGAGATGCGATGATCCAAACCGCCCACGAAGCGCTCGCGGCCGCTGCCGCGCATCTGAATGCACGCGGCCAGACTTATGACCGGCCGAGTGGCGAGCGGTCGATGGCGAAGGTCGTGGAGATCTTCAACCTTTTCCACGGCACGAACCTAACCGAGACCCAAGGCTGGCATTTCATGCAGATCCTGAAGGATGTGCGCTACTTCACTTGCCCGACCCATCACCGGGACAGTGCCGAGGATGGCATTGCCTACGCCGCGCTGCGCGCCGAGGCTGGATCGGTTGAGCGCACGGCAGGGCAGCAATGACTAATCGCGTCCGCAAGCCTCGGGCGAACCTGGAATTCCAGCACCAGGTTGCACTCATGCAGTGGGCCCGTCTGCCATGCAACATCACCAAGTACCCCGGCCTGCAACTTCTGTCCGCCTCGCTCAATGGCGTGAAAATGACCCCGGCGCAGGCCGGGAAAGCGAAGGCCGCCGGTATGCTGAAGGGCGAGCACGACTTGAAGCTGCCCGTGGCGCGCGGCCGGTGGATCGGCTTGAGCATCGAGATGAAGGCCGGGAGCAATCGACCGACCGCCGACCAGCTCGACTACGGCTCCGCGCTTGAGGCGGAAGGGTGGAAGGTTGTCTATGCCTGGTCCTGGACCGAGGCGCGCGATGCGATTGTGGATTACCTGCAACAGCCCAGGCCGGTTTTGTCGTGCCCCTAGTGGTGCGATTACAAAACCATGGTAGGATTGCCCTACCGCGTGATTCGCGGGTGTGTTGAGGGTTTAGCAGTTGAGCGGTCGAGGCTCACAGACTGCTAAGCCCTTGAGGCGGCCCCTGGATTTTCTCGTGCTCGACCCACGGGATTTTCCGGGGGTTTTTTATTGGAGCCCTCGCCATGAATCTGAAACAAATAGAGGAGATGCCGCGCTCGCCGTGGTTTCCGGGGGATGTGAAGCCGGTTCGCAAGGGTGTGTATCAGACGCTGCCGGCAGGGTTTGCGAACGCTTGGCCTGTCTATCAGCACTGGGACGGGGAATGCTGGGGCAAGTTCGATGGCGACGTAGCCAGGGCCGCCTGCTTCGCTGGAATTCGCAGCAACTCCCAGAGCCACGCATGGCGCGGCCTTGCCCGCGATCCCTACGCCGAAGGCAAGCGCCGGAAAGACGCAGGCATCAAGCAGGCGCTCGAAAACGAAAGTGAGCTTTGGCAAGTCGCAGCGCTGACCAAGATCCGGGAGTGGGCCGCGAAGCCTGAGAACCGCAAGGGCGAATTCGCGTTCGAGGATATCCGCGCCTGGATGCTCGAAACCGGCCTGGGACAGCCGCACGATCATCATGTTTGGGGTGCGCTCGCACGAGCCGCCATCGCTGCCGGGATCATCGTTCCGACCGGGAAGTACCGCGCCGCCGTTTCCCCGGCGACGCATGCGCATCCTGTCCGTCTTTACCGGGTGGCCGAATGATCATCGCCAAGCAGAACAAGACGCTGCCGAAGATCCTGGCCGCACTCGAAGCTGACGGCGAGATGACGGCGCCGGAGATCATCGCCAGCACCGGCGCAACGGCGCGATGCGTTGAACGCCAGATCCGGAGACTGCTGGCCGATGGGCACGTTCACATCGTTGACTGGCAGATCCCGCCTGGACGCGGCCGAGCGGCGGCAGTGTATGCGCTTGGCCCAGGCGATAATGTCCCGCCGCCCAAGCGTCCGACTGCCAGCCAGCGCCGGGCTCGCAAGCGCGAATGGCAACGCAAGTACCGAGCGCGTAAGGCCGTCGCCAAGCGGCTGGCAATGACCAAGCACGAGTTCAACCCCTTCGCGCCGATCATGGCGCAGCTGAGAGCAGCATGACCGGAGTTTTGGATATCAACGAATTCCCCCGCGCGGCAGAGCTGGGGAAGAAACTGGCCAGGCACACCAATGCACTGATGGGCGAGGGTGTACTCCTGTCCGCCATGCAGCGCTTTGTCGAATGGCCCGAGGACATCAACCGGGGCGGCTGGAAGGTCTACGGCGTCAAGTGGCAGGGAAAGATGATCGGCTTTGGCAAGGCCGCCGAGCTGATCGAGCCGGAAGGCGAGTTTGTCGTCAACGCTGGCTATTCGCTGATGCTGCCGGGCGCGGAGATCAAAAGTCATGTTGGTTACACAAGCGATGTTTTCCGCATGCATCTTGGCTTGATAACCCCTGATGGTGATTGCGCCCTGGTAGTAGGGGGCGAGCGCTGCCAATGGAAGAAAGGAGAGATCCTGTTCTTTGACGATACGGTTGAGCACTACGCTTACAACCACACAAGCAGGCCTCGCCTTGTTTTTCTGCTGGATGTCAGGAGGGTATCGACTTGAACATCAAGAAAAAAGACAAGGCCATGGCCGACCGTTCCCATATTACGGTAGATCGGTTGCATGAGCTTTTTCACTACAACCCTGAAACCGGGGTGCTGACTTGGAAGGTTGACCGGATAGGTGGGACGAAGGCGGGCCAGCGCGCCGGCTGCAAGAACACCATTGGCTACCGAACAGTCAATGTCGACGGCCGCAGGATGTATGAGCATCGGGTCATCTGGCAGATGGTCACTGGGCTGCCCCCATCCAGGCAGATAGACCATAGAAACGGGGTTCGTGACGATAATCGCCTAGCCAATTTGCGTGAGGCGACTAACGCTGAGAACAACCGCAACACAGGGGTCAAATCGCACAATACCTCTGGTCACGTAGGAGTTTCCTGGGCCAAACGTGAGGGGAAGTGGCGAGCCTACATAACGGTAAATGGCAGACAAATAGGGCTGGGGTATTTCAATGAAATCGAAGCAGCGATAGCCGCTCGGCTGGCAGCGCAGAAGAAATATTTCTGCGAGTTTTCTTTCGAGCACGCGAACGACAATAAGCCGCTCCCGGCGGCCGGGAGAGTCTCGAAATGAATTGCGCGCTATGCGGCCGTCCGCTGCTTAACCCTACCGTAATGATTGGTCGAGAGGCGATTGGCCCGAAATGCGCGCGCAAAGCCGGCCTGACCAGGCTGGCGGCGCAAACAGGATCCCGCGTGCTGCGTTTCAGCCGGCCGAAGGCCAGCCGCGCCGACGCGGGCAGGAATCTCGATCTGTTCGAGGATTGCCCCGGAGAGGGACAACTAGAGGTATAATTCAGGCACGGAGTTTCCGGCCGCTCGTGGTGGGGCGGTTACAACTTCAACATGCAGGGCTTGGAATCCAGGGTGCGCGCCGCATGTCGCGTCCACCAACTTCACGCGCCAACGTGAAGACCCTGGATCCCAAGCCTTTTTTTTCGGAGGCGCCATGGCGCGCGCACGCAACATCAAGCCTTCGTTCTTCCAGAACGACGCATTGGGCGAACTCCCCGCATTGGCTCGGCTCTTGTTCATCGGCATGTGGACGATTGCCGATTACAGAGGCTGCCTTGAGTACCGCCCCAAGCGGATTAAGGCACAGATCCTGCCATACGATGACGACGCCAACATCGAAGCGCTCGTGATGAATCTGGAGGAATCTGGATTTGTCACGATCTACTCGAACGCTGGCGCGACCTATCTCAAGATCAAGAATTTCGAGAAGCACCAGAACCCGCACAAGAACGAGCGCGACGCTGGGAGCGATATCCCGGACGTGGACGATAACGGTAGTGAAATCATACGGTTATCGAAAATCGAGATTAATCGCGAGCAAAACGGAACTGCTCGTGCTGATTCCCCCTTCCCTCTTCCTGATTCCCCCTTCCCTCTTCCTGATTCCGGATCCCCTTCGGGTTGCGCCGGGGCTGCGCCGCCGACGCCGGACCAGGGCGAGCTTGTCCCTGCCGATCCGAAGCCCAAGCCTGCAACCCGGCGGCCGGCTGCCAAGCCCAGCACGGCGCCAACGGCTGCGATCTGGGAAGCCTACGCCCGCGCCTACCAGGACCGCTACGGTGTGGCGCCGGTGCGCAACGCCAAAGTCAACGGCCAGCTTGCCCACTTGTTGACCCGGCTGGGTGCGGATGAGGCTCCGGCGGTGGCGGCGTTCTTCGTCCGCCACAACAACCGCTACTACGTGCAGAAGGCCCATTCGGTCGATTGCCTGCTGGCTGACGCGGAAAAGCTGCGGACGGAATGGGCGACCGGCAGGCGGGTTACTGACGCATCTGGCCAGATCCCCCTGTCCGAGCGCAACCGAGCCGCTTTGCAAGCGCATCTGGCGAGCCGCAAAGGGCCGGATCCTCGCTGGCTAGACGACAACAAGACCATCGACATGGAGGCGCTATGACCGAGACCGACTACGACGGCCTGGGGGAAATCCTGTCGCGGGTGCATGACCTGTACGGCAAGCCATACGACCCCGGCGTGACGGACATCTGGTTTGCCGCGCTGCGCCACTTCGAGCTCAAGGACGTCCAGGTTGCGCTGACTCGCCACATCCAGAACCCGGACAGCGGGCAGTACATGCCGAAGCCTGCCGATGTGGTGAAGATGCTTCACGGCGGGACTGGGGTGCAGGCAATGAGCGCCTGGACCAAGGTCGAGCAGTCGATTCGCTTGATCGGGCCGTATCAGTCCGTGGTGTTCGATGACCCGATCATCCATCGGGTGATCGAAGACATGGGCGGCTGGGTGCGACTTGCCAGCCTGCCGACCGACGAGGATCTGAAGTTCGCCGGCCTGGAGTTTGGCAAGCGTTATCAGGGCTACAAACTGCGCGGCGGAGTCGGTGATGAGTACCCGTATCGCCTGGTCGGCATCGCCGAAGCGCACAATGCCAAGTGCGGGTACGAAGTGGCGCCGCCGAAGCTGGTAGGGGATCCCGAAAAGGCTGCGGTCGTCTCGGATGGTGGGCGCGGCGGCCAGTCGCTTCAGATCACTGACGGGAAGCACCTGCCCCAGTTGATTGGGCAAGTGACGCAGAAGCTATTGGCTAAGGGTAATCCCTAGTAAAGGCGTCAACACAATAGGATGGCGATTGCGTTATAATCATCTCGCAGGCGCCAAGTGGCGCGTAAGGAGAAAGGAGTGAAGTTTAAAGTCGGGCAAGTGTGGCGGGACGGTAGCGGAGACCTGCACACCATTAAAGACGTTTTTCATGATACGGCGGCCCTCTATCCGGTGGTAGCTGAGGCTAATAACGGGGGAGGCATACGGTCTTACACCCAGACGGGCAGGTACATCGGCGAGGACAATCCCTGCGGCCTCGATCTGGACGAGCTGGTGCTGGACGTGGACGAGACGGAGCAAGCGGAGCAAGAGCAGCGTGACGAGATCGTCCGCGCACAAGCGGAAGCCAGCGGCAACATGCTGGACGAATACGGCGACCGCGCCTTGTTCGATGCGCTGATCGTGCAGTCCGTCGTGACCGGCATGATCGAGCGGCAAAGCGTCGAGAAGGTGCTGGCCGGGATCCGCATGATCATCGAGGCCCGCCGGTCGCTGTAAGGCCATGGCTCAAATCACGCTGTACGAATTGTTGGCTCGGTACGAAGCGACCCGCGATGATCTCCGGGCCATCAACCATCCTGACGCAACCGCCTACGATGTGCTGATCGCAAATGTTCGCCAGATGATTGGCGAGTTTGAGCGCAGCGGGGCAGCCCAACAATCCGGGGAGGAATGATGAAGAAATACATCCTTGCGGCCGCCACCGCGGCTATCTTTGCGGCGCCGAATTCTCATGCGTCGAACGCGGCCGAGTACTGCAACGCGTTCGCCAATCTGGCAGAATCGACCGCAGTTGCCCGAGACCGAGGTACTCCAGCCGCGAAGCTCCAGGCCATCGCCGCGCAGCAGCATGGCGCTAACTCCGAGTTCCGCGCGCTGGTGATCTATCTGGTCGATATGGTCTACAACGACAAGAACATCAAGAAGCTGCCGCCCGAGCGGGTCCGTGCCGTGGCGCTCGTTGCCTGCCTGCGGAATCAGAAGTGATGGAGGGCAAGGAATGAACGACAAGCACATCAA